TTGCAGTTCCGCCCATATCGTTTTTACCAGCTACAGCTGACTTGTTGTTTGCACCGTTGTCGCCCATTGTAGCTGATACTTTTTCTACATACTCACGCATTGTTTCGCCTGCTGACTTTTCAGTTTCTTCAACTTCTTCGTCTGCTGCTTCTTCAACTTCTTCGTCAGCTGCTTCTTCAACTTCTTCGTCGCTTGCTTCAAACGCGAATGATTCTTCTTCTGGCTCTTCTTCGCCTTCGTCGTCCATGCCCATGTCATCGCCTTCGTCGTCGCCTGCCATCATTTTTTCAAATTCTGCTTTTAGGTCATCTAACGCATCTTCTAGGTCTTCTACACGATCTTCCATATCGCCTTCTTCACCTTCGTCTTCGTCGCCTTCTTCACCTTCGTCGTCCATGCCTAGGTCTGCCATCATGTCGTCGGTTGGGTCGCCGCCCATGTCGTCATCAGCTTCTACTTCAAAAGTATCTAGGTCAAAGTTTTCTTCTAGATCATCTTCATCTTCATCTTCGTCGTCTGATTCGTCTAGGTCTTCGTCTGATGCTTCATCTACTTCTTCGTCAGCTTCATCTACTTCAGCTTCGTCTTCTAGTAGTGATTCATAAATGTCACGTGATTTTTCAACTACAATCTCGTGGAATAATTCTTGTGCTGCTTCCTTGTCTTCGTTAACAAGTAGCTCTAGCATCTTTTCAAATTTATTTTGATCTGCCATTTTAAACTCCTATAAATGTTTTTGTTGCACAGAAGATAACTCCTGTACGGGGCTGTCATAATATATTTACTTTATTTGTAAAAAAGTGTGTAGAAACAGGCTCAAAACAGCCCGTTTTCAAAAATATTAAGAAATATTGAAGATTTTTTTAAATTCTTCAACTGTAATATGTGATAAATTATCAATTTTAGAAAACTCTTTAGGAATAAAAGCGTTTTCCCCTACTACTCTTATATATCTTTTTTGAGAGAATTTTTGACAAGTAATGCAAGTTTGTTTAAGCCAATTTCCGTGATATGTTGCACGCTCATTACTTTTTTTATAGTTAGGAGTACTTGCATAAACGTTATTAATTTTATCATTAATTCCTTGATAATCAAATCCTAATATATAAATGTCTTCCGCGCTGTGTGTACTTGCAAGCCATAAAGCTGTTGGTCCACTACTCCATCCCTTGCTGGGATTAAAAAAATTAAAACCATTTATACCATTAAATGAACGATTAGGATTTGTCCAAACATTGTGACTATGCTGATATCCTGCTTTGTTAATTTCAAGAATCATTTTAGTATCAACTGCAACAAGATAATCAGGTTCGAATTCCCTATATAATGCGTTGCAGCCGTAAATAATTCCGTTGTCAGACAACTGTGTATGATCTATATTACTACGACTAGTTCCGTTTCCTAGTACAAATGCAATTTTATTTTTTGGTTTAGATATAACCCAGGAAGGCTTAATAACATCAGCCGTTCGATTAGTTTGTGCAAGTTCTTTAACTTTACGATTGTTTGCTTTTTTTGCTTTTCGTTCAGCTCGAACTTTAATCCACTCTTCTTTAGTGTATTGACTCTTGTCTAGTTTTGCCAATTATCATACTCCGCCAGCTTCTGTATTTGATGCTATACCATACATTTGTTTAATAAAGTGTTGTTCTTCACGTGATTCTTCTGTATGTAGCTCAGATGCTTTGCGGATGCGATTAATTTGACTAAGAGTTAATCGAGTTTTACGGGTATCTTTTTTATCCATAGGGGAATCATCATAGTCTGCTTCGTAGCGTTTATCGTCTACAAATTCAACAGTTTCACGATCGTGATAAAATAGCTCTCTTAGTATCATATTGTATTTATATCGTTTGCTCAGTTCCTGCTGCCGGAGCACCAAGTTCTTGTCCTGTAACAGTTTCGGGTGCAGATGCATCGCCGCCGGCTACACCATCTGTACCTTCAGGTGCTTCATCCTCTATTCCGCCTAAATCTGCGCCGATGCCTGCACTACTAATTCCTGCATCGCGCATTTCTGCACTAGCATCACCTGGTAGCGGATCTAAATTCTCTTCGTTCTCTTCTCGCCATAAGCGTTCGTTTTCTGCAAGCTCTTCTTCTGTCATTCCTAAGAAACGTTGCATTGCAAAACGATTTGAAATATAAGGTATTGCTGCCATCTGTGTATATGTTGGCACACGAGCATTATCAATTTCAGCTTGTCTATAACTTGCAAAGTTTTGTGGTGGTTGGAATTTAAGATCAAACATTGCTGTATCAATGTTTACACCTTTTTCGAGCAAGTAGCGTTTGAACTCTGTATCAAATTCTTCAACTACTAGGTTTTGCAAACGTTCACAATAGGTATTAAAGCGTAGTTCTTGAATGTATGCTGTTCCAACACGGCCGTCATTATATTGTGAAGCACTATCATCTGCTCCAGTTGGTAAGTACGAACTTGGGATACGCAATCCGCGTACCAACTTATTAGTAAAGTATCTAAGGTCATCAATCTCTCCTAAGTTTGTTCCGCCTGGAAGTGTTTCAACTTTAGAACCTCTACCTTCAGCTGTTTGTGGAAAGAAGTAATCTTCGTTGATTGACAGAGGATTGTAACTACTGTCTATGACATTTTGGCCTCCACCTGTTGACGATGGGATACGTCTTTGATGTATTTCCGTCTTAACACGCTCTACAAATTGCATAGCAAGGTGACTCGGCATGTTACCCACATCAACGTAGAATACTCTTCTTTCTGGAGCTCTTTGCACACGGTAGATAATAATCGCATCTTCGAGCAATTCTTTTTGTTTGTAAACTTTAAAAATAGTTTCAAGTAGACTGTTACCAAACGGATAATTGTTATCTAAGCCTTCACTTAAACTTAAATGCACCACATGATCTGCATCTACAGTAAATTCACTGTCATCAGTTGTAAATCTCGAACCACTCATACTTGACTGCGGGCCTACCATGCCTTTTGCGCCGCCGCCGCCAGTAGAACTTGACGATTGATATTGTCCGCCGCCTGCTGGACTCATATTGCCATTGTTAACGTAAGGAGTTGTTGCAATACCATCTTTAAAATTAAAGTTTACATTTTTAATTACGTACTGCTCAGGAATTTTGCCTTCGCTTTCGTTTACAATAATACGTGTTACGTTTGCAGGGTCAATATGAAACCACTTTTTAGTTTCCGGATCACGTAAGAAGAATTGATCTCCCATTTTAAATACGTTACGAAGTATTCTAAAAATCTTTGTTTCAAACTGTTGAAGTTTTGCCCATTGTTGCAAGTATTGACCAATAATAGTTATTTCTGAATTAGTTGCTTTCTTGCCTCTATAATCTACAATGAAAGGTGTATTATTTTGTGCATTCTTTTGTGTACAGAATTCAGCAAGAATATCAAGTGCAGCATTTACTTCTGAATCCTGGTCCATTGTATTGTATTGTCCGTAGCGTTCAACTCTGTTTGGTGAACCTACATATACATCAGGCAAGTAACTTGAATAGTTGGAACGTGCTGGACCAGCCATGTTGCCGTTGCCACGACTTGTAAACGGACTGTAGCTACCGTTTTGATTATCACCTGTTGGCACTGGAGTAAAATATTTTTTCCAACTCATTTATTTTTCCTTAGTTCGAAACATTGCTCACACCGCCCTGCGCAAGATTGCTTCCGATTATATTTCTAGTATTACGTTCAACACCGATATCTAAGTCACGCATTTCAGTTAACAATACCAATACTTGTTGCATTGTACTATTTAACTGTTGTGTCCCTGTACTTGTGCCGCTTGTGGCTGTTCCGATTTGACTTAAAGCATCAGCAGCAGACACTCCGGTGCCTCCGCCGAATAGTCCTTTGTTATCTTCAGCTAGTACTTCGTTAACTCTTTCAAGTACTTCAACTAAATCTTCCATAGCTTCAGTATAACTTCTAACTGGTGCTGCGTCAAGTGAATTTATTGTATTAAAATTTGTTTGTAAATCAGGTATTCTAGCTAAAGTATCAAGCCCTGTAGCCACTGTTGTAAAATCAAGTTCTGCAAATCTAGAAGCATTTCTTATATCAATTTGCATAAATGTCTGAAAACCTGTATTGAATGTGCTTAAATCCACAGCAGCGATTCTTTCCATTGCAGATACTTGTTCTGGTGACATCATCATAGCCAGTTGCGCACCGGGCTGGTCGACTGTTGGAGTTACTGATTCTGTTGCTCCACCATTTGCAGCTTCTGCATCTGCTGCTATTTCAGCTGAACTTCTGCCTAACAATCCAAAAGACAATCCATTTATTAAACTACTGCCAGCATTCATAGCACTTTCGCCAAATCCTGCATTTGGATCAGCATTAAACCCGCTAACTCCGTCATACAGTGCCATTCCAGCTGCAAGTGGTAACGCTGCTTTAGACGCTAAACGTCCGCCAAATCTTAATGCACGACCAAGAAAGCCGCCGCGTTGAGCACCTGCTGCCGGTGCGCCTGGTGTTGCACCAGGTGTCGATGGGCTAGCACCACGTAAACGATTGACTGCTCCGGACATCAGGCTTCCTACACCAGCAACCATTGCTCTTGTTAATGGACCGCCTGCTACAAAAAGTAGTGCTGCACCAGCAACCATTGCTTTTGTGAATGGACTAGCTGAATCCCAAAGAGCTTCTACACCAGCAACCATTCCATTTATCAAAGCAGTGCCTAAAGTACTTAACATGCCGCCTTCTCGTTCTATTTCAACTTCTTGTTCTCCACCAGGCGTCATAATTGTTTTTGTATTGGGACCAAGAAATATATCCATCATTGCATCGCCAATATTTGCAGCTAGGTCTTTGAATGCCTGTACTGGATCTTTTTTAACTGCATCTATAAAATTTAATATTCCAGGAGCAAGCGTATCAGTTATATAACCGCTTACTAATGCAATTGCATCTGCAAACTTGTTTTCATTTTCTATTATATTACCATCTTCGTCAAACTTAGGTATAATATTACCTTCGTCATCGCGTTCAACACCAGTTATTGCGTCTGACATTGCTAGTAATGCTGGAGCAACTGCTCCCATAAGAGGACTAATAATTTGAGTTTCGAATGCTTGTCTTACATTGGCTAGTGCTTCTAAAAAGGAAACCATTC